TTACTACGTTTAGCAAAGAAATTCTTATAAGCTGTATCTAAATCTAGTAAAGCTTTTTGTAGAGTCTGTGAATTAACGAGTTTTAACCAAGGTTTATCTTCTTTTAAACTAGGGAGTAACTTTTGTAGATCAAACCTAGAGAGATTAACATTAGATTCCTCATAAGTTTTACTTT